AGAAGTAGGCACCGGCTACTTTGATGCTGTAACCGCTACCATTGAAGCCAACACATCTATCCAGGCTCTCAAAGGTTTCACAGAAGAGCAGTTCCACTAATGGCAAGCACTTGGTCTAGGGTACCAACACGCAAAAAAATCAAGTATGCTGTGATTGCAGTGGCATGGTCAGCAGGAATGGCCTTTGCCGTTTGGATTAACCTGCAATGACCAGACCCGCGGAAACTGTGATGCTGATTACCATGGGATTACTAGGTTTGTTAATGGTCATGGGCGATGTAGGTTGTTATCTGGCCTGGCACTGTACCAAATGGCTGGCGTGGCATGGTTTCACAGGTTTGTTGTTGATGGCAATCGCCGTGATCGCGTGGATGTTTTTATGGATAAAAGATCATGTGGCGAAGCATTGAACGTATTTGGGCACGGGCCACCGGACACCTCATGGGAGAAACCGATGAGGATCGCCCACGTATACCCGTGTTGACTCTACGGGAAGCAAAAATCGCCTTATTACTTAAAACTTTTTGGATAGTAATACACGTGATCACTTGTTTCTTTATTATCGCCAATGTTATTCATCATTGGTAAAAATTTGAAATCTAAAATACTCAAATAATTTTCGTGAATAACATCGATAAAAAATATTTTTTTAAAGGTAGCCGACAACCAGGAAATTGGTATGGGTTGATTTCCTCAAATCTCGATCGGTTATACTTGCTGTCAAATAACTACCAATGTCTTAAAATTCTACAACTCTGTTTCATGAGGCATGAATTATTCTATATTGTTGATCTTTGCCAGTTAAATTCTAATCTATCAGTTGACAATTCTAATTGTTTGAATTATACATTATCAAATGCTCGACGATTACATTTCGAACTCGACGTCGAACTCAGGAAATTAAAATATTGTACCCTAGTAGAAAAACAAGAAACTCCCACTGGATATGACTTAGATCTTCAAACTAAACTTCTCTTTTGTCATTATTTAATTGAACATTTTGAGAAAGGTTTCCAGAGATATTATAAGATGTTAATGGCGCCTTGGAAACAAGAAGCCCAAGGACTCAAAATAACTAAAAGATTCATTGAAGATATTTTTGATGACCAAGATTTTTTTAGAATAGTTGACAGAGACCTCAACGAAATATTATTTTCAACTAAGGATTTGTTTGAATTTAGAAAAAAAATATTAAAAATTTTAGCCTTCACAGATTACGATCAGTCATTGGCTATAATAAAAAAGGAGATGGAAGAAAAGTTTGAAATCGTTGATGTTGGAAACTATGATTTAGCAGTTAAAAAAATACCAGGCTATAATAAAATCACAGATATAGATCTGTGTCATTATTACATCTCGAAAAAAAAATATAATCTAGCACAACAAGTTACAAAAGAAAAACTAAAGGCAATACTGTTATTGTTACTAAAATGAAAGATCTTAGACAACTCATTGCATCAAGTACATTTGTTGACAATACTGCGATAAAAAACTTAATTTTTCAAAATAATAAACAATTTAATGAAAAAATTTCTATCAGCGAAAACGGTCAAAAATGGCTTTCAATTTTTTCGTTGATTCCCATGACCTTGGATATCCGTGCTAGATACGGAAATTTTTTAACCCCTTGGAATGCCCCCATTGATCCTTCCTTCGTGTCAAGATTACCCCAATCCACTACTCTTAGTTTAAGTGAAATCTATGACCGTCGAGCACTAGAAATTTTTAATGTCGCTGTAGAGACAAATAAAAATATCATGATACAATGGAGTGGCGGTGTAGACTCAACATCAATGTTGATAGCATTCCTGAAAAATCTTTCTCGCGCAGAACAGGATATTATTACAGTTGCAATGAGCACCAACAGCCTTGTTGAAAATCCGATTTTTTATCAGAAATATATTTCTAAAAAATTAAAAATAATCAACTGGCTTGATATTGATATCAACAACGAGTTTCTCGACAAAAATATTATATTACACGGAGACCCCGCTAACTGCTTATATGGACCCAGTGGTATGATGTACTCCGACCTTTCAAAGACAGGAAGACACTTAGAACCATGGAAACACCATAAAGACTCGATAATTGCATCGATCAACAAGCAAATACCAAATTATCCGGACACTGTCGATATCGGGGAATGGTACGTAGATAAAATATCTTCTGTGCTCGAAGAGCTTTCTATGGGCGGAGTCACTACTGTATGCGATTGGTGGTGGTGGCAATATTTTAATTTCAAGTGGTACGGAAGCATTATTCGACCATTGGCATGGTGCCGTAAAAATTATGCAGTCCCAATATCGAAATCAAATTACGAATTTTTTTCTCGCAACACTTTTTATGCGGCGCAAGAATTTCAGGACTGGAGCTATACCAATTTACATCGATTGATTAATAAAAATCCGTCTGACGCATATAAACCAGAAGTAAAAAAATACATACTAGACTTTGATAACAATCGTACTTACCACGACAAAAAAAAATTTCAAGCCAGTCGAGTAACCAACCATATTGATTTACATTATGGCAAAATTCCTGTATTATTTGATGAAAACTGGGTGGGACATTATTGGGATGATGCGTCGATGAGAGATTCCGTATTATATTGTCTCAATGAATTTCGAGGATAATTGCTGTGTTAGAAAAATTTGAAAATAAAAAAAATCTTTATGGACTATTGAATAGTCAAGATAATTCATTCTACATTGTGAGTGAGAACTATCATGTAATCAAAATGATACAGATGTTGTTGATCAAACAAAAATTTTTATATTGTATCAACATCTCTAAACTTCCGGGTATAGAAGAAATAGAAAAAATCAACAATGACAATTGTCACGAATTTGGCGTATCGGCGCCAATGATTAAAAATATTAGATTCGACAGTGATCCCGGAACATTCGGTTGTAAAATTACAAAATCAAAAAGACCACACAACAAAGTACTAGCCAAGAATCTTGTTTCCCTACAAAAATTATTAGAACCATTTGAGAAATTTTTTGACGATTTTGAAAAGAAAGAAAAGCAAAGATATCAAGACGAGATTTCGGGACTACTAGAGCTCAAAGACTTTATGGAAATTCTGATGCCCGGAGATCGAATTCATGCCGATTTTATACAATATGAAATCAGTGAAAGAGAACTGTCAATACGTCGCTCACGACCACTGAAATCTGATATATTAAAAATAATAATGTCTACGAATTACTATGACGACAATGCTATGCTTGATTTGCGCAAGAAAATAGAAAATTTTGAAACGCGGGAGCAGGAATACATGTCCAATACTTCCGACAAGATTTTTTTAAGTGACATAGTTAAAAAACTTATATTAAATCATATATGACCATAACTTTCAAAAACAGTTCCATGGTTGATGTGAGATACATCAATCTCGATCGACGACGTCGTAATAACTTTGGTAAATGCTGGAGAGGAACAATCAATCATATCGTAGGAGCACACGATCTGCGAGCAAGATTGGGAACCTTTACCACTCCCTGGAATGCACCCAGTAATCCTTTTTATGCTGCTCCTGCGTTCCAGTATAATACAAATAAACTCAGTGACTTGTTGGATCAGCGATCGTTGCAAATACTTGGGATTGCAAAATCTCAAAATAAAAAAGTTATGGCATTATGGAGCGGCGGAATTGATTCGACCACGGTGCTGACTTCGTTGATTAAAAACTGGTCAAAGCAGGATCTAGAAAATCTCATAGTTGTTATGAGTTCTAATTCAATAATTGAAAACATTGAGTTTTATCAAAAATTTATTTCCAATAAAATACAATGCTTTCATTATTCCAAATTAGATATAACTGACGAAACTTTTGCAAAAAATATAATCATACATGGAGATCCGGCAGACTGCCTCTATGGTCCATCCACTGTGGCATACCGTGCTTTGATTGATTTGGGTCAGCATCTTGAACCTTATGAAAAACATCTGAATCGCATGGCCGAATTAATACAACCTGCGTCGACTGCACCACACTATGTCGAAGGTTTTGGCAAATGGTGGGTAGATAAGGTCACTGCCAATCTTAAAGAAGCAGGCCCCGATGACATCACAACGGTGGCCGACTGGTGGTGGTGGACTTATTATAATTTCAAATGGGAATTCAGTTGCCAACGTCCTTTTACTTTTAATCGAAAAGATTTTAAAAAAGGGATCAGCACAGATAATCTGCAAAACTTTGCCAACACAACTTTTTATAACACGCCCGAATTCCAAAATTGGAGTTACACCAATCTTAAAAATCTTGTCGGCAAAGATTTAACCACACACAAGATTGAAGCTCGTAGGTACATCTACGAGCTCGATAAAAATGAAATGTATTTTAAAAACAAAACCAAGATGCCCGGGGCACCTGCAAATTCTGTGTCTAGGGGAACATCCGATCTTCCGTTGTGCTATGATAAAAATTGGGTAGGATATTATCTCTGGGAAGAAAATCTCGACGAACAATCTTTTTACCTATTGGAAACTTACAAAGGTTAACGATGAAAAAAGACCCCGATTTCGGACTTTTCAGTTCTCAGAAAAACAGATTCATCCTGGTCAGCAAAAACTATGATGTTTTAAAACAAATACAATTCCTGACCATGAATCACGAATTGCTTTATATGGTCAATCTCAGTGGTATTTCGAATTATCGCACAAATTTGCTTACCATCAATAATTGTCTTACTATTGGCGTCGCTACCGGCGAAAAAATGCGTATTGAAGTCGATATGTATGTGACCAATCCGTCTTACCGATTGATCGTCAATAATGCTCCAGTCACTGAAGAAGACCGACGACTACAGAGTAATTTGCTATTTCTTTTTGATATCATATTGCTGTTACAAAATATCAAAAACGAATCCATCACCGAAGAACTTTCACAGGTAGAATTTTTAGAAAGAGGGCTGAAGTCTTTTAAAAAGTTTGTGTCGACGGTGATGCCGAGAGATCAACAGATCAAATCAATCATTGACAAAGAAATAAAAAACAAATACCGAGTCCTTGATATATTCGACTCGTTTTCAACTGAAGTGTTTGAAATATTATTGAAGATCGACTATAATAAACCAACCTCGGAAATAAGACAAAATCTTCTCGATCAAGTGCAGTCAATTCCAATGAAATGTTATTTTTTCCGGGACTCTATCAATAAATTTTCTAAGGAGATTCTGTGAATCATATCGAAGGAATACGCAACAGCATCGCAGTTGATAATCATCTAGTTGCTGACTTTAACACACATTCACGGATACAGAATCCCAACGGTCATTATTGGAGTAAATTTGCACATCTCGTGATTGGCGCCAAAGATCTGCGAGCCCGTGCGGGAAAATTCAACACTCCTTGGCAGTCCCCAGTTGACAACATGTATCCCATGCCGGAACTTAAATTCGTGGACTATAAACTTTCAGATCTATTTGATCAGCGTGCAATCGAGCTCAATGAGTTGGCAAAACGATCCAACAAGAAAATAGCCTTGATGTGGAGCGGTGGTATAGATTCTACTGCTGTGTTGGTATCGTTCTTGAAAAATGTTTCGGCTGCTGATCTTAACAATCTCGAAGTTGTACTCAGCACAGAATCTATCATCGAAAATTTTGATTTTTACAAAAACTTTATTTCGTCAAAACTAAAATGTCTACACCTGTCAGAATTTGACATGTGTAACACGACCTTGGAAAAGTATATGTTGATTCACGGCGATCCCGGAGATTGCGTGTTTGGACCAACTTCACCGGCATTCCGTCACTTGTTCAAAACTGGGAGACACAATTTTCCGTGGAGAGGGAATCTTCACTTGATATCAGAATTTTTTGATATGGATCGATCGATCAACAGAGAGATTGGGTTTGGTACATGGTATGTTGATAGGGCCACACGCAATCTCGAAGAAGTCAACCCAGAAAATGTCACAACCATAACTGACTGGTGGTGGTGGCATTATTTCAATTTCAAATGGCCTACTGCGATCGTGCGCCCATTCATGCACCTGCGAAAAGATTATAAGGCACCCATTGATCGTAAACATCGAGTTGATTATGCTAATTATACCTATTTCAATACCGATGCATTCCAGCAATGGAGCTATAGCAATCTCAAAAATCATTTCAAACACACGGATCAGGGCAAACGTGGTATTAAATGGGAAGCAAAAAAATATATCTTTGAGTTTGACAAAAACGAAATGTATGCCAACGAAAAGATCAAAATAGCTTCTAAAAGTCCCGATTTTGAGCTGAGATCGTTGTCAGTATCTCCTTTGTACTACGACCAAGATTGGATTGGATATCATCCCTGGGAGCCTGGTGTCAAAAAAGCTGCTCTGGGAATGTTGGAATCTTTTAACGGTTGACCGGCAGAGGATAATTAGTTATACTATGGTTTTTAACAAGGAGACCACTATGTCATCACGTATGTTTAGCGGCGAACAAAAAGCCAAACTTACTCAACTCATCAACGAAGGCATCGCTGTCATGACGGAAATAGAAGATCTCACAGCCGGGCTTAACGACACAGTCAAAGCCATCGCCGAAGAGCTAGAAGTCAAACCCGCTGTGCTCAAGAAAGCCATTCGTGTTGCACAGAAAAGCAAGTTCACCGATACTACCAAAGATCACGAAGAGCTGACCACGATCCTGGAAACAGTCGGTCGTACATTGTAATTTTCTTTGTTATATTATAGAGTCGCTGGCTCAACCAGCATGTAGAACGGCCAGTGGGCCATAAGCCACAGGAGGATTATGAGTTATATCGATGCGCTCTTTGACCGAGAGCGCGATACCATCCATGTCGTAGAGCGCATTGGGGGAAACCGTGAATATCGCGAGTTCCCGGCCAAGTATGTGTTCTACTACGACGATCCCCGTGGCAAGTTCCAGACCATCTACGGCACCTCTGTCAGCCGATTTACTACACGCAACAGCAAAGAATTCCACAAGGAGATGCGGATCAATTCCGGCAAACGTCTCTGGGAAAGTGACATCAATCCCATCTTTCGGTGCCTGGAAGAAAACTATCTAGGCATCGAATCTCCCCGGCTACAGACTTGCTTTTTTGACATTGAGGTTGACTTTGATCCCGAACGCGGATACAGTAAGCCCGAGGATCCCTTCAATCCCATCACATCTATTACTCTTTACCTTGATTGGTTGGATCGTCTCATCACCTTGGTAGTTCCGCCCAAGAGCTATAGTTGGGAGACTGCCCAAGAAGTCTGCGATGGGTTCAACAATTGTTTCTTGTTTGAGCGCGAAGAAGACATGCTCAACACCTTCCTTGATCTCATTGAGGATGCCGATATCTTGTCAGGCTGGAACTCAGAAGGCTTTGATATTCCCTACACTGTGATGCGAGTCCACCGTGTTCTCAGCAAAGACGACACACGTCGTTTTTGCCTATGGGGGCAATATCCCAAACAGCGCACCTTTGAACGATTTGGTGCCGAAAATCTCACCTTCGACATCATCGGCAGAGTGCATATGGATTATATGCAACTTTACAGGAAATACACCTATGAAGAACGACACTCCTATAGTCTGGATGCCATCGGAGAATACGAAGTTGGTGAATCAAAAGTGGCCTATGAAGGAACTTTGGACCAACTCTACAACCGAGACTTCCCCAAGTTCATCGACTACAACCGCCAAGACGTCATGCTCTTGGTCAAACTCGACAAGAAGCTCAGGTTCTTGGATTTAGCCAACGAACTGGCACACGACAACACCGTGCTACTGCCTACCACCATGGGAGCGGTAGCAGTCACAGAGCAAGCCATCATCAATGAAGCACATCAACGAGGAATGATTGTTCCCAATAGGAGAAGCCGTGAAGATCAAGGAGAAACCCAAGCAGCAGGTGCCTATGTTGCTTACCCCAAAAGAGGCATGCACGAATACATCGGTGCCATCGACCTCAACTCGCTCTATCCCAGCACTATTCGCGCCCTCAACATGGGGCCAGAAACCATCGTCGGGCAACTCCGGCCGATAATGACTGACCGGTATATCCGTGACAAAATCGAATCCGGGTCGTCGTTTGCTGACGCTTGGGAAAACATGTTTGGTAGCCTTGAATATCAAGCAGTCATGAACATGGAAGTAGGCACCGAAATCACCATTGACTGGGAAAACGGTGACAGTGATGTGGTCAGCGCCGACAACGTATGGCGACTGGTATTTGAAAGTGGGCAGCCCTGGACACTCAGCGCCAACGGTACCATCTTCCGCTATGACAACAAAGGCATCGTGCCCGGTCTACTAGAACGTTGGTACGCAGAACGCAAAGAACTACAGGTCAAGAAAAAAGAAGCCGCGGAAAAAGAAGACATCGCTTTCTGGGACAAGCGTCAGCTGGTGAAAAAGATTAATCTTAATTCCTTATACGGTGCCATTCTCAATCCCGGTTGCCGTTTCTTTGATCATAGAATCGGGCAATCAACTACACTCACAGGTCGCATCATTGCCAAACACATGGACAGTTTCGTCAACGAGTGCATCACTGGCCAGTACGACCACGTGGGCGATGCCATCATCTACGGTGACACTGACTCTGTGTATTTCTCAGCTTGGCCAGTTATCAAACAAGATGTTGAATCTGGACGCATGGAATGGAACAGAGAAATCTGCACCCAGCTCTATGACACTATTGCCGATTCTGTGAACGATTCGTTTCCAGCCTTCATGGAACGTGCTTGCCATTGTCCCCGAGATATGGGTGCTATCATTGCGGCCGGCCGAGAATTGATCGCATCCAAGGGTTTGTTCATTAAAAAGAAACGCTACGCTGTTCTCATCTTTGACATGGAAGGTGTAAGATTAGACCTTGGCGGAAAGATCGGCAAAGTCAAGGCCATGGGTCTTGACCTCAAGAGATCAGACACGCCCAAGGTAGTACAAGAATTTCTTAGTGAATTACTCACCATGGTATTGACCGGATCCGGCAAGGAAGAGGTCATTGGAAAAGTGAGAGATTTCAAATTGCTGTTTACAGAAAGACCGGCCTGGGAAAAAGGTACTCCCAAGCGTGTCAACAACTTGACCAAGTATGTAGCCGAAGAAGCAAGATTGGGTCGGGCCAACATGCCCGGACATGTGCGGGCCGCTATGAACTGGAACAATCTAAGAAGGATGCACGGTGACAATTACAGTATGCAGATCGTAGATGGTATGAAAACTATCGTGTGCAAACTCCGAGACAATCCCCTAGGCTATACCAGCGTTGGCTATCCCACCGATGAATCACACATTCCAGATTGGTTCAAAGAGTTACCATTTGACGATGCTGACATGGAATCAACGATTGTGGATCAAAAAGTTGAGAACTTGCTGGGCGTGCTGGGCTGGAGTATTGATGAACACACACAAATCAAAACGACTTTTGACAGCCTGTTTGAGTGGCAATAAATAACTGTGTATATAATGATTGATTTTCAATGAAACTCAGTGAACTAGTCGCTTTCAAAGAAAAAATCAAGCAAGCGGTTGATACTACCGGTGCTGAGCAATCTCTAACGACCATGCTCACTGATATGTCGTTATTGTATCAACAATTTCCCGACAAGCATTATCATGGATTCATTGATCATAGCATCCGTGATTTGCGTGAAATGATCGACATGGTTGTCAAGTACAAGGACAGAGCCGATGACATCGCAGCAGAGATTGATCAGGAAATCTCTAAACTCACACAGAAATTTTTTGCGGCCAACTACGAAACTGAATTTGAGTACAACGATCCAGCTAATATCCGACGTGTGCGCAAACTCTACATGCCTGGCCATGCGGTACCTGTGTTGATGAGCCGACTGGGACTGGTACTTGACTGGAGATATCCCACACTAGAGATAGGGTGTCGCGATGGGGAATGGACCACTCATTTGGTCGCAGGAGACCCCTTGTACATCGTCGATACCCATCAAGAATTCTTGACGTCAACCATGAACCAATTCAACCCTGAGTATCAGCGTCGCATACGCCCTTACTTAATAAAGGATCAGGATTTTTCTGTGCTACCACAACAGCAGTTCGGATTTGTGTTTAGTTGGAATTTCTTCAACTACCTCAGCCTGGACAGCGTAAAACATCATTTACAAGAAATTTTCAACTTGTTGAAACCCGGCGGTCGAGTATTGTTCAGCTACAACAATGGAGATCTTCCTGAAGCGGCCGAACATGCCGAGCATTACTACATGACTTACATGCCCAAAAGCTTGTTACTGCCCATGTGTGAAATGCTGGGCTATGACATCCATGATCATCAGGATTTCCATCCTGCGTTGAGTTGGATCGAGCTGCAAAAACCCGGTGAACTCACTACTACCAAGGCGCATCAAGTCTTGGGAACAGTCAAACGAAAACCCCTGGCATGAAATGCTCTTCGCCCTGCAATGCTGTGTGGAACAGCATCACCATATATCCCAATGGCAAGATCGCACCTTGCTGTATCTACGATTATCAATTGGCCAGAGACAGCGACCAATTCCGTGGTCTCGATACCTTCTCTGATCTACAGGAACAGATGTCGCAGGGAACCTATCCGGTAGGGTGTCGTAAATGCTGGGAAGATGAACAAAATGGCATGAACTCCTATCGAGAAAACTACGGCAGCGATCCCGATCAACGAGATCGCATACGTTATCTCGATCTACGCAACAACAACACCTGCAATCTCACTTGCCGCATGTGCAGTCCGGCATTCAGCAGCAGCTGGACCAAATTGGTGGGAGATCTCGAGTTTGAAAATTTTGACATATCACCAATGCTCGCAGAGATATCAGAATCTGGTCTCGAAGAAATCTATTTCACCGGCGGTGAGCCCATGTTAAACACCGACCATTGGCAGTTGCTGGAACAGTTAGTCGGCAACGGTCATAGCAAAAATATCACTCTCAGATACAACACCAATCTCAGCATCTTGAGTTACCAAGGACGATCTGTGTTTGATCATTGGCCAAAATTCAAAAAGATCAAGGTCTATGCCAGTCTCGAAGCCATCGGTAAGCCGGTGGAATATATACGGTCGGGCTTGGACTGGAATCGTGCCACAAAGAACATTGACGCCTTGTTGGATTTCCGACAACAACATCCCAGCACAGAAATATCTGTGTTTTGTACTGTTGGGTTGTTGAATGTTTGGTTCCTGCCAGAGCTGGTCAATTGGTGTCGGGAGCGCGACATTTTGTTGGATGCCGCAGTGCTGGAAGGACCAGATTTCCTGTCGCTGTCGACCTTGCCATATGAATTAGCGGATCTTGTGCCTGAGGTAGAATTCGCCAAGGGTCGAAGTCAACTCCATAACAGACAGGTGCTCAAACTGGCAAAATCCAAAATTGGTGTCACCGAGCATTTGTTTTTGCATGCCGTCACACACATGCTGATGATGGATCGACTAAAGGGTGACCGGCTGTTTGATCTCATGCCCGCACCTCTGCAAGATTTCGCCAAAAGAAGACTTTTATTGGCTTAATTGTTTGACAAATCTAAATACAATCATCTATAATCTTAATATCATTGGAGGCTCTATATGAAAGACTTTTTACAAGACATCGTACAACACACTCATGGTCTGGGTTGCATTGAATTGGTTAAAATTACTGGCGATTCGGCTGGCACAGCCATCAACGCCATTGCTGAGGACCGCAGCGTGATCCTAGAGGCCAGCTTTAAACAGCCTGTGGCCGAATTCGTGGGCACCTTTGGCATGCCCAATCTCGCCAAGCTCAACACCATCCTTGGCATCAGTGAATATCGCGAAAATGCTGCCATCTCTGTGACTCGGCAAGATCGCAACGGAGAAAAGGTACCAGTGGGCATACACTTCGAAAACAAAGCCGGCGACTTCAAAAACGACTACCGTTTCATGACTGCAGAGATCATCAACGAAAAACTCAAAGCAGTCAAGTTCCGCGGGGTAAAATGGAACGTAGACATTGTGCCCTCAGCAGCCAGCATCCAACGCCTCAAGTTCCAGGCATCTGCCAACTCCGAAGAAACCACTTTCGTGGCCAAGACCGACGGCGACAAACTCAAGTTCTACTTTGGCGATGCTGCCAGCCACGCTGGTGAGTTTGTGTTTGAACAAGGTGTGTCGGGCTCTCTGAGCAAGTCTTGGAGTTGGCCTGTGGCAGCAGTGATTTCTATCCTGAGCTTGCCCGGCGACAAGACTTTCAAAATCAGCGACGAAGGTGCCGCAATGATCACCGTAGATTCAGGTATCGCTGACTATTCTTACATCATTCCAGCGCAGACCAAGTAATCAATGCAAAGACTGCTAAGGCGAGGCTACAATATAGGTGGCGGCATGTACGATCCGTCTCGCACGTGGTTCTACCTCAGCATACCTAAAAATGCCAGTACCTACACTGGTAATCTTTTAAAGTACAATGATTGGGAGTGGTGCAATGTCAATCAAGAATATTTCCAAAAAGCTGTGATAGTATTGAGAGATCCCTTGGATCGTTGGATTTCTGGTATATCCCAATATCTTTGCAGTTATATATTAGGTAAGGACTACGGAAGCGATCATTTAATTAAAGATTACAATGAGTTGTCGCATCGTTTGATCTTTGATAATCTTATTTTTGATGATCATACTACGCCGCAGATAAATTTTATTAATCTCATACCCAAGCACATACGAAAATATTATATCTGGGCCAACCGGGACACTCTGGTCGATTCATTGTGCCATGTAACAGGAACTACCTTAAAAAACAGTCAAGATCTATTAGACAACAGCAAAGAAAGCAATTACGATACCAACAATCTTTCTAATTTTTTCAAGTCTCGCTTGACACCCGACGAGAAGAAAAAAATATATGACCTGTACAGAGAAGATTACGACTTAGTCAATTCAGTGGATATACATGGAACAAGATAACCTAACTAGTAAACAATTGGACTATGCAGTGTTCTTACCTGCCATATCGGGATTCTATGCCACATTCATAGGCAAGCAACGTGACCCTGCGAATGGTCCTTATGTGGATCCTGCAAGGTTTCCTCCGGGCATGAAGGACATGGAAGAACTGAACTGGCTGAATTCACAAAAAAGTTTTTTCCCTTATCGTTGGAGCCTATACTCGGGCGGACATGCCAATCTTGATCTCACCAAGCAGGACTGGAGCGAGGACATGGTTCGCAATCGCGATCCCAACACTCTAATACTAGGCGACTCAGGTGGATTTCAAATTGCCAAGGGATTGTGGGAAGGCGACTGGAAGGCTGGGTCAGGTTGTCCCCGGGCACAAAAGAAACGTGAGTCGATATTGAAGTGGCTGGATAATATCTCCGACTACGGCATGATCCTTGATATCCCCACATGGGTCATCCATGATAAAAAAGCCAGTGACGCTTGCGGAATACGTACTCTGCAAGAAGCTGTTGATGCCACCAAATACAACAACGAATACTTCATGGCCAATCGCAAAGGTATCAAAAATGGCGGCGCCAAATTCCTGAATGTGTTGCAAGGTGCCAACCATGCCGATGCTGATCGTTGGTATGACATAATGAAAGAATACTGCGATCCTGTCAAGTATCCCGACACACACTTCGATGGTTGGGCCATGGGTGGTCAAAACATGTGTGACGTACACCTGGTGCTACGACGCTTGGTAGCCCTGCGTTATGATAACCTTTTGCAGGAAGGCCGCCATGATTGGATGCACTTCTTGGGCACAAGTAAACTAGAATGGGCGGTATTGCTCACCGTGATACAAAGAGCCATTCGTAAATATGTCAATCCAAAATTTACCATCTCCTTTGACTGTGCGAGCCCATTCTTGGCCACTGCTAATGGTCAGGTCTACTTTGAAAACGTATTCGAAAATGATGCCAAATGGAGCTATCGTATGGCTCCCAGCGCCGACGATAAAAAGTATGCCGCAGACACACGCCCATGGAGCACCGGAGTTGTGACTGACGGTATCTATCCCCGATGGGAAGACAGTCCCGTCAGCAATCTTCTACGCATGAAAGATATTTGTGTGTACAAGCCCGGCGTGCTCAAATCCAATCTTTCTGTACCGTTTGACGCCAGCAATCCTGACCATTATGATGTCTTGCCTGACACAAATAAAAATGGCAAATGGGGCAAGACCAGTTGGGATAGTTTCAGTTATTGTCTGCTAATGGCTCACAATGTCTGGATGCATCTCACAGCAGTCCAAGAAGCCAATAGGCGATTCGACGCTGGCGAACATCCTGCCATGATGAGGCGCAGTGGCGGAGATTATGCGTATTTTGAGGATATAGTAGAGGCAATATTCTCTTCGCCGGATCGTGCCACAGCCGAGGCCATCATTGAGAACTATGATTCATACTGGATGGAAATCGTAGGTACACGTGGTTTCAAAGGAAAGAAAACCAAAAATGCCAATACCATGTTTAATGCTTTGTTTGATGCTGTAGAAGATGCAGAATCCGACAACGACGAATCTGAGCTAGACGAATCCAAATTATACCAACTTGAGGAGAACCCGAATGTTTGAAAATCGTATACGACATCTCGAAGAATCACATCATTTGCTTGATGATCAAATCACTAAAATGGAAAAATCGGGCAAGTATTCGGACGAGCATATCCATACTTTGAAAAAAAAGAAACTCATGCTCAAAGATGAAATAGCCAAACTACGTCGACAACAATGGGAACACGAAAGAGAGCACATCGAGCACGACGATGAATGATAGTCATCGTCGCACTTTGGTGAAAACTGTCATATATAGAGGTTGGGTGATAATCAGCACCTATGTTATGCTGTTGTTGACAGGTCAATCCTGGGATCAAGCCATAGTTCCAACAGTTATCATGAACATGGTATGGATGACCAGTTATTATTTGTATGAACGAATTTGGAATAAAATTGAATGGGGGAGACATGGATAGACCTGGACACGAAACTGTTGAATTCTTTTATGGCGATGAAGTAGAACACACTCCTGCACATGGAAGGCCTACCCTGTTCGTGATAGGCTATCACACACAGGAAGAGATTGAACAGCATCTCACCCGTGATCGCGATATCCGTCACATCTTTTTTGGTGCCAATGACAGTTATCGTCCCAGCACCTACAGCGATTATACCAAATGGGAAAATGTCATTATGACATTCTTGGATCGCGGGTTCTGGTGTAGCCTGGATATCCCTTTTGAATATGTGGAAGAATTCCACGAGGGCGGCTTGTGCGAACGTGATAGGTTCATCCCCATCATCAAGGTGCCCATTCCATATGTGAAACTTTGGAACTACAACACCTGTGTCAAGATCGATGATCGAGATTTCGCCGCCACCAACCCCGGTGTGTGGGTACACCAGTTACAAGATCTCACAAATCGATCACGATTCACTGATTGGTCTAAATACGATCAAGACAAGGAGATCAAATGCTGACTGAATGGGCGCTGATACTTTTCATGAATGGCTGGCCAGTTGATGTGGACACGTTCAGCCAAAAGAAAAACTGCTTTGACAAATTGGGAACCTATAATCGCGCACTGGCACAGGCCAAATCTGAAGCCAAGGTCTGGTGCGAACATCGTCCTGTAAAACGATTGCCAGTGATACTAGACAAAGATAAATGAAATTCCTCAAAAATCTTTTCGACATCAGCTATGAAGAAAAAATCAGCATATTAGCCACGCTTAGTTTCGTGCTCATCGCAGTGGTGGTGGTGTTGTACAGTTTCTTAGCCAGCCGTGGTCAAGATGTGGAATATTTCAAACATCGCTTGGGACTCATGGAACAGCGTCTCAACAACATGGATCAAAAGATCGACAAAGTAGCACAGGACCAGCACACACAGAAAGAACATCTCAATGAGATCCGCAGGATGACCGAAGCACAGCAACGCCAGTTGGAAGACCAACAGCGTTGGGTCGAACATTGGAAAAACTTACCACAACTACCCAAACCGCCAAATAATATTCGTAGATAAAAGGTTGGTTTAAATCCAATAAACATTGACACTATTCTTTATATCTAGTAAAATCAACATATGATCACACAACAACAAAGAGAAACTATAAATCGAATCGTGGATGCAGCTGATCGCAAAATCTGGGTCACTTTCCAACGCGAAGGTATCCATAAATACCCTGCAGCCGCCACAGATCCTCGGCTGGCCACAGGAGATGAATATGATGTTTCGTTCCTTGCTAATCCTCATCGCCATATCTTCCATTTCCGGGTGTGGATCGATGTGTTCCACAATGACAGGGACATCGAGTTCATCCAATTCAAGCGGTGGCTCTTGTCGTTGTATTCCAGTGCCCAGTCAGCCGATGTCCTGCGTGATCGGACCGTTCCCAATAATCAAAATTCAGTATTAGAACTCAACTACAAGAGTTGCGAAATGATCGCCGACGATCTGTATCTTCAGATCGCGCAAAAGTATCCTGGCCGTAGCGTCTGGATTGAAGTGGCCGAAGATGGTGAGAACGGCTGCCTCATCAAATACGAAACTCACCGTCCACAAACCCTTTCTGTTTAATACTATAAAGGAAAGCAGCAATGTCTAATCCCAAGTGGTTGGAAAAATATCTTAAAATGAAGTCCGAAGTTGAACAAATTTTTGACGATCTTGATCAGTATCGTGCATTTTGTGTAGAGCACGGACACCCTTTTGACGAGGCCAAACTCTACAAAGAGTACGGACCTTGGGGAGAGTTCCAACGCAAAATCAATGGTAAAGGTTGGGCTCGTGACATGTGGTATTGGAAGCCACGCGATCCAAACAAACCACGTTTTGAAAAACGCGAGAGCAATTGGAATAACAGGAACAATTATAGATGAGAATCGCGATAACCGGACACACCTCCGGGATTGGCAAATCTCTTTTTTCTGAATGTGTAAAAAGAGGTCACGAAGTCACGGGCTTCTCAAGATCCAATGGATACGATATCTCCAGTGACGAATCGCAACTCAAGTTGGTCAGTGATATTTCAAATTTTGATTTATTCATCAACAATGCACACGACAAATTTTCTCAATCTGAGATATTCACTCGTGTTTGGAAGTCTTGGAGGAATCAAAAAAAAGTCATAATCAACATTGGTAGCATTGTAACTTCCATGAGGTCAGGTCCCGATAGTCCTCAGCATCCGCTGGGGAGAGCACATTACGCTGCAGAAAAGGCAGCACTGGAAATGGCAACTAATTGGGCGTGGTGCGATCTTGAAGCAAAATGCGATGTTTGTATGATACGTCCCGGAGTGGTGGATACTCCTCGTACCCAAGAAGACCGTCTCGGGCTGAAAAAAATTGATTCTGATCAATTGGCCGCTTACATCATGAATTCAGTGTTGGACCAACCGTTTGTGGTCAGAGAAATAATCATTGGTAACACAAGGAAAAACAATGCGTAAATTATGGTACATGGGCCTAGAGCCTTACAAGGCTCGATACACTCTACAACTTCAAGAGTGGAATCGTGCTGTGTTCGAACGTCGCGGCATCAATTACGAAATCGTGCCTGGCGAAACTCTCAGCAACGACAAAGCCATCGTCACAGGTCAGGTCTTGGATGCACATGGCCGCAGTTACTTTGGCATGAGTCAACTCATGAATCTCGTTAAAAAGATGAAAGCAGGGGAAGTTAATGGAGAAGATGTCGTCTATTTTGAAGATATGTTCCAACCCGGTATCGAGAGCCTACCTTATATCATGGATCAAGTCGATCCTAGTATGCGCCCTCGCATTGCCGTTCGTTGTCTTGCACAAACTATTGACCCCGATGATTTTGTACATGTTTGGGGCATGCAGAAGTGGATGTCGACTTATGAAAAGATGGTAGATTCGTTCGTAGACATGGTCCTGGCTACCAATGAAGAGATGGTGGCACACATGAAAATCGCTGGCTGGGAAGCCCCAATCTACAACATCTCCGGTCTTGCCTTTGGCAAAGCCGAAGTGCGTGGCCGTGTGCCAGGTGAACTAAAACCTTTCCAGGACCGTGCTCGACGAGTAGGTTTCGCTGCTCGCTGGGATCAAGAAAAGCAACCCGACTTTTACATGGATCTTATCGAGGCGTGGCATAGTCTTTATCCCGATTCAGGTGTGGAGTTCGCTATCTTTTCAGGAGCAAAGCTCCGTAGCAACAACGAATCTTACATGCAACGCACCCGGGATCTACAGGCACGAGGTTTGTTGTCTTTACACGAGGATCTCGAGAAGAACGATTACTACACACTACTCAATGATAGCCGGGTGCTGTTTAACTGTGCTCTTCAAGACTGGGTCTCCAACACTGTTTCGGAGGCCGACGCCCTTGGTTGTAATGTTTTGTATCCTGCTTATAGGTCATTTCCCGAGACATTTGCCAATGACCACACTAGATTATATGTACCTTGGAGTTTAGATGATGCTATACACAAACTCAAGCCCCTGTTGGAACAACCACACCCAAGGATTGGTTCCATCTCCGATTACAACGACGGAACTATCGATCGCATCTGCGACATACTTGAGGGCAGTGGCCAACGATTCCTGCGTGATGGAAGAGATTATCGGAAGCATACCAGTGAATCAAAATACCAATAAAACGGTACTGATCACTGGTGCCGGCGGTTATATCGGTGGACAAGTTGGATTAGAACTCAAAGACCACGGCTATACTGTTGTGGGAGTGGATCGTCGTCGACGTCCTATTAGCCAGACCTGGTCATCGACTATTGAATCCGG